GGCCCGCCATGACCACCCACCTCGAGACCCTCGTGGAGAACGGCTTCGGCGGCTACGCTCGCATCAGTGGCGATGACGAATTCGAGAGCTTCGCCAACGACCTTGCCGTCTACGCCACCAAATGGACCCCGCGCTGCCAGAACATGATCGTCGGGCATGCCCGCGAACTCTTCGAGGACGCGACCATGCGCACGCTGATGGACATGTACGTCAAAGCCAAGGCTGAGGCCGACAAGAGGGCGCGAAGCGAGTTCGTGCGGGCCTGCATCGGCAAGGACGCTGGCGAAGTGACCGAAACCACGCCCGAACGCGACAAGCTGAAGGCCTACGAGACGGTCCTCGATGACCTCATCTTCTTCCGTTACTGCTGCGACTAGCACCACGGCGGGCCTTCGCGCCCGCTCCCGTCCTGCGCACGTTGGGGCCTTCCTCCTTTCGCCCCGCCATCAATGGCTAAGCGACGCGGTGAAAACCAAGGCCAACGTGCGCCGACCATCTGAGACGCCGCGCGCTGCGTGCGCAGGACAGGGGCGAGACCATCGCCCAGACAAGGAGGTGAAGGAATGTACAACATCCGAGCCGAGCGAATCCGACTGGGGCTTTCAGTCGCTACGGTGGCCCAGGCCGTGGGCGTCCACAAGAACGCGATCTACAGGTGGGAGTGCGGCATCACCGAGCCGAGCGGTAGCCACCTCGTGAAGCTGGCGACCCTCTACGGCTGCTCCCCTGATTACCTGCTCGGGTTCACCGAGGACCGCAACGGCAAGGCCGTCGCGACCGTCTAGCTCTACCACTGGTTTTGAGTGACCGCGTGAAAGCGCCTCGGAACTCTGGAAATGGGCCCTAACAACGAACCCGAAGCCGCGCGACCGCCCGGAACGTGTTGGCGCGTCGTGAGCGCTGAAAAGTGTGCGGCAGACATAAACAAGAGCGGCATGGCCTGAATGCCTTGGGAAGCCCAGACCACGCCACAGAAGAACGGAGGCCCATATGGGACCTAAGCGCAAGTATACCGCGAAAGATGCGCATACGTACCGCAAGGTGCTCTTGCGCATCCTGGCGTTCTACGACAATCCCACCAACATGGCACGCTTCACGGCGTGGAAGGAGGCCCGCAATGGCTAGGCGTCTCTACGAGCACGACAAGCGCTACGGCGACGCGCCCAAGGTCACCGACCAGGCTATTCCGTGCCGCGCGGTGCGAGTACGCGAGGCCGACCCGCTCTGGTGGGTGGGCGACCTGATCGTGTGCGGCCCCGGCATCCTGGCCGCGCTCATGGCGCTCTCGCTGCTTGGAGGTGCGCTCTGATGCGCCGAGACGATGCCGAGCGAATCGACGCCGAGGACCTCTGTTGCGGCGACTGCCCATGCTGGCATGGTCTCGCCGACGATGCCGTGCGCGGCGTGTGCCTCGAGCCAGAGGACACCGACCTGGCATGGGTCCGAATGATTGACGAGCCAGCCTGCGATGACGCCATCGAGGCCATCAAGGACGCGATTGCAGAGGCCCGAGCGCTGAGAAGCCTGGAAGAGGCTGAACTGAGAGCCGACGCCATGAGGGACGAGCAGGCGCAGAAGGAGGCAGACGATGGGGAAGAGTAAGGATGACCTGGCCATCTTCCGCAACATGTACCTGCGGATGATGCGAGCCGAGCAGGCGTACAGGCGCGCCAACGCCGACTACATGCGGGCGGCTGAGCGCGTGGCCGAGCTCGAGGAGGAGTGCGAGAGCCTGGGGCGCGAGCTGGTCGTGGCGCGTGGCGCGAAACCGAACGGGGGTGGCAAGGATGCCTAGCGACATGGAGAGGCTGGCCGTCTACCAGGCCGTGATGAACAAGGTGGCCGACGAGGTCAAGACGGGTGACCCGTCCAACCTTCGCGGTGCCGTCGATGCGCAGATGGCCGAACTCTATGAGACCACGGGCGCGAAGAGCGCCAACGTGCGCGTCAACGGTCAAAAGGTGGGCACTTACAGCGTGCGCGTCACCAGCGCCCCCGTCGTGACCGACGAGGACGCCCTGCGGGCATACATGGCCGACTGCGGCATGCGCAGGCTAGAGACCGCCATCGACCTCGATGCCATCGGTGCGGACGCCATGGCTGACCTCATCGACATGGTCGAGGCGAGGTGGCCACAGGCCGTGGTCGTGCGCGAAACCTATCCTGGCCGCGACGCGCTGCTGAAGGCGCTGGTGAGGCAGGGCCGCGACTGCATCGACCCAGAGACTGGCGCGGTCGTGCCGGGCGTCGAGTGGCGGGAGGCCTTCGCGGGAGGCACGCTCAAGGGCTGCAAGTGGGACCAGGCCCCAAAGGGCGCGATACCAGTCGCCGCCGCGCTCGGGCACGAGCTGGCGGGCGGTCTCGCCGGGCTGCTGGGAGGTGATGCGTAATGGGCGTTCCCGTTCTCATCATGGGCGACTCCGGCACGGGCAAGAGCACGGCCATCAGGACGATGCAGGCCGAGCGCACGGCCATCGTGAACGTGCTGAACAAGCCGCTGCCGTTCAAGGCGATGGCTGGCGACGCCGAGGCTGCGAAGATTCTGCACACCCGCGACATCGACATGGCGAGGGCTGCGGTGGCGCGGTGCGGCAGGCCGTCGGTGGTGGTGGATGACTTCGGCTACCTCATCACGGACCTCTACATGCGCTACAGCTACGGCGACGAGAAGTTCCGAGACCAGTATGAGGTCTACAAGCTCATCGGCAACAAGGCCTACGGCTTCATCACGATGGTGCAGGAGATGGACCCGTCTACCATCGTCTACTTCACCATGCACACGGACACCGACGCGGCTGGGCGGACCGTCCCCGCGACCATCGGCAAGCTGCTGAACGAGAAGGTCAACCTGGCGGGGATGTTCACGATCGTCCTCTTGTCCACCATCGATGGCGGCGAGTATCGGTTCGTGACCAACGGAAAGCCGCCTGCCAAGTCGCCGCAGGGGATGTTCGAGGCCGAGACCATCCCGAACGACCTGGCCACCGTGGACAAGGCCATCCGCGACTACTGGGGGCTGGCGTGACCGAAGAGGAGCATTACTACTCGAAAAAGTGGCAGGCCATTTCGTTCGAGTGCCAGAACTACGTGGACAAGCTAGTCGCCAACGGCTGCGACGAGGGCGTGGCGCTCGATAGAACGTGGGACGCCTACGACCACGCGGTCAGGAATGAGGGTCATTGCTCGGACACCCGCGACAGGGCGTTCGAGATGAAGATCAGGATGATGGCAAAGAAGGGCGAAGAATGAGATCAGTCAATTGGAACAACGTCACCGCCAAGACCGACGATGGAACGGGCACGGGCTTCAGGAAGCCGACCCCTGGCGGCTACGTCGTGCGCATCGTCTCGGCTGAGGACCACGAGGACTGGGAGAAGGTCGAGATGGTCTGGGATATCGCCGAGGGAGAGTTCCAGGGCCATTTCTCCGACGAGTTCGGCATCAACAGCCCGTGGGCCCATCGCCTCTACATGCGCTACAGCGACAGGTCGCTGGGATGGCTCAAGCAGAACCTTGAGTGCTTCAGGCTGAGCAACCCAGGCTTCGACCCGTTCGCCGCATGGGACGCGGGCCGACTCGATATGTTCGTCGGTCGAATCGTCGGCGTCAACCTCCAGGAGCAGGAGCAGGACAAGAAGGACAAGGACGGCAACCCCGTCTTCTACCTCGTGGTCGCCAAGATAGTGCCCGCGCAGGACGTTCGCGACGGCAAGGTGAAGCCGCTCGAGAAGAGGTTGCTAAAGAAGAACGGGCAGGCTGGCAAGGGCGCGGGCATCGTCACCACCGGGCCGTCCTACACGCCGCCGACCAGCGCCTACCAGACACCCGCGCAGAGCAAGCAGGGCGAATTCGACAGCATCGAGCTTCCGTGGTAGGAGCGACCAGACTATCGCCGAGGGAGGTGATGTCGTGCCGACGATTTACGAAGACACCCGCCAGCAGGCGGGGAAGCACAACGGCAAGCATGCGTGGTGGTCGAGTCACGGCATCGAGATCGTAAGAAAGAAGCTCGATTTCGGCGACTACATGACCGACGCGTCGAACGTGAGCGTCGACACCAAGCGGAGCATCATGGAAGTGGCCGCGAACGTCGGGCGCGACCATGACCGCGTGGTGCGGGAGGTCGAGAGGGCGAGGCAAGAGGGCTACCGCCTCATCTTCCTCATCGAGGCATCGTCGGGCTCGAAGCCTTACGAGTGCGTCGAGGACCTCGCGACGTGGACGAACCAGGCGTGCAGGCGCTGCATCCACTACAGGACAAACGTCTGCACGCCCAGCGAGGTCCACAGGTTCCGATGCATCGCGGGCCACCCGAAGCCGATACAGGGCGGGACGATGGTCAAGATCATGCGAGCCATGGAGCGGGAGCACGGCTGCGTCTTCGAGTTCTGCGCGCCCGCTGGTTCCGCGCGGCGCATCTGCGAGCTGTTAGGGGTGGACCATGGCAGGTGAGGCAGTCGCGACACTTAGCCCGCTGGGCAAGGCGGCGGTCGAGTACGCGACCGAGTACGGCTTCGGCCTCATCCCCCTGCGCGTTCGCGGCAAGGAGCCGGTGACCGTGCACGGGCTGAACGACTGGCAGGATGACCCCGACGGCATCGCCGACTTCTGGGCGGGCCACCCCGAGAACAACATCGGCATCGTCTGCGGCGAGGCTAGCGGCGGTCTCGTGGTCATCGACGTGGACGTGGACGAGGACAAGGACAAAGACGGCATGGCCGTCATCCGCGAGTGGGAGAAGAAGCACGGCGAGCTTCCGCAGACGGTGACAGCCATCACGGGGCGAGGCGGCATCCACTACTTCTACCGGACCGACAGGCGCATCAGCCCGACGGTGAGCCAAGAGCTGAGCGTCGACATTCGCGGCGAGGGTAGCTACGTGGTCGCGCCGCCGTCGGTCCACCCGAACGGCAGGCGCTACGCGTGGCAGGACTACCCCGAGGAGACGCCAGTTGCTGAGGCCGACGATAACGTGTTGGCGCTCATCCAGTACGTGCAAGACCACGGCGCGGGCACCAGGCTAGACGGCGAGGCCAAGAAGTTCGTGCTGCCGGAGACCATCGGCGAGGGCGGGCGGAACAGGACGCTCTATGGCTTCGCCTGCCAGCGCCGCGCCTTCGGCGACACGGAAGAGGAGGTGATGGAGGCGCTCATCAAGGCCAACAAGGAGCGCTGCCATCCCTCCCTGCCCGTGGGCGAGCTTCGGACCATCTGCGCCCAGGCCTGCAAGTTCGAGCGCGGCCTGAAGGAGGGCGAGGGTCTCCCGAACGTGACGAGACCAGGCGGCGCTGGTGGTGGCGTGGTGGTCCAGGCCCCCATCGGCGTGACCAGCTTTCGCAACTCCAAGGGCCGCATCGTCCACAACAAGCTCGGGCGGCTGCTCATCGAGCGCAACCACGCGTGCAGGCTGAACGGCATGCCCGCCGTGTGGACTGGCACGAGCTGGGCAATCGGCCTGCCAGCCGTGAACCGATGCATCCTCGGGTACGCCGACGACGCCAAGACCTCGGACCGTCGCGAGGTCATCGAGTACATCATGGCCACGATGCCATCGAGGGACGTCATCGGCGACTTCGACGGCAAGGCCTACGTGCAGTTCGCGAATTGCACGGTCGAGGCCGCGACGCTTAGCGAGGTCTCCCCGACGCCCGAGATGCTCGTGGCCAACGTCCTGCCCATCTTCTACGACCGCGACGCCGACACGACCGTGGCCGAGGAGTTTCTCGCTTCGGTCTCGGGCGATGACGAGAACGTCGCGCTCGTGCTCACCGAGCTGATCGGGGCGTGCATGACCGCGAGCCGTGCGACCTCACAGGCCGCGATGCTGGTGGGACGTGCCCAGGTGGTGGGAGGCGAGGCGTCGAACGGCAAGAGCACCTACCTGAACATGCTCCAGTCGCTGCTCGGGGCCGAGAACGTCTCATCGCTTGACATGGGAACGCTCGGCGAGCGGTTCCAGGCGGCGAGGATGGCGGGCAAGCTGGCGAACATCGCCGACGATATCCCTTCGACGTTCCTCGAGGGAAACGAGCTGAGCAACTTCAAGAAGATCGTGACGGGCGACACGCTCTACACGGACGTGAAGAACGGTACGGGTTTCGAGTTCAGACCGATGGCGCAACAAATCTTTTCGATGAACGAGGTGCCGCGCCTGAAGGAGACCAACGAGGGAATCCTACGACGGCTGGCGTTCGTGCCATTCAACGCGGTGTTCAGGCCAGGCATGCCGGGCTTCGACCCACACATCATCCGGAAGCTCACGACGCCCGAGGCGCTGCGGGGCTTCGCGCTGCTCGGGATGGCGAGTCTCGGGCCGCTGGCCGAGCGCGGCTTCTTCACGAACATCGAGGGGATGGCGGAGGAACTGCGCCAGGTCCAGGTCGACAACGACAGCGTCCTTCGATGGATCGAGGACGATGGCGTCACGGTCTCGTGGTGCGTCGACAGGACCGCGACGGCGGTATACGAGGCCTACTCGGAGTGGTGCGCGAAGTCTGGCGAGCGCAACCCGTTCAGCAAGGTGCAGATGACGAGACGGCTCCTGAAGGCCTTCTCTGACCATGGGCTGAAAAGTGTTACAAGACGCTTCAACGAGAACGGGAAGACAGGCAAGCCCATACGAGTGTTCGGAATCGACACCGACGAAGCCCGCGTGTTTTAGTTTGTAACGCTTTTGATTTCGCCAAAATGTTACAGCATAACCGCAGGTCAGACTGTGCGTTTCGGCCTTGTAACACTTGTAACGGCTCTCTTTTACCCTGAGTTTTTCACCAAGGCATAGAAAAAAAGAAAAAGAAAACGCGCGCGCGAGAAAGTGTTACAGCCCGCGCGGCGCGTTTTGGAGGTGACCGCATGCCGCCCACGGACGAGTGCGAGCGCTGCCGCTGGTGGCGCGAGGGCTGGGGCCGCGCGTGGTGCGCCCTGCCGCATGACCGCG